TGAGCAAGAGTTCCCAGAACTCTTCGGCGATGTAAGCACAACGGCTTACGATGTGGCTCCGTCCCTATATGACGACCTCTTCAATAGCGGAGCGTCAACAAACGCTCTGGCGAGGGAAAAGCGTTTTGCAGGCGACAGCAACATAACTTTTGAAAACTTAGTGGATCGCGGGCCAAATATTAAGCGTTACTTGGGCGAAACGCCAGAAATGCAGAAAGCTAGAGAGCTATCAGCTTCGCAGCCGTCTGAGGTGCGTGTTGACTTCTACGGCAACCAAATACGCGCACCTTTCGCCCGCTTTGACCCCCGCCTTGCTCACCTCCGTAACCTGAGCGCTAGCGTTGGCGGCCTCGGCCTGCTATCATCCATGATGCCCCCAGAGGAGCAATACTAATGGCAATTACAACATACGCAGAGCTGCAATCCAGCATCGCGGACTTTCTCAACCGTGATGATCTTGCGTCGGTCACGACATCCTTCATCTCGCTTGCCGAGGCTGACATGCAGCGCCGTGTACGCCACTGGCGTATGGAAAAGCGCAGCACAGCCGAGCTGGATACGCAGTACAGCGCTATTCCTGCTGACTTCGTTGAGGTCATCCGCATGTACGTCACCAGCGGCGACACAAAGCCTCTGGAGCTTATCAGCCAAGCAGAGCTACTGGATCGCAAGGCCAAGAGCCTCAACACGAGCGGCGCGCCTGCCTACTACGCCATCACGGCTGGTGAGATCGAGGTCTACCCCGCGCCAGACGGCACATATGACGTTGAGCTTTACTACATCGCCAGCATCCCCGCCCTGAGCGACAGCAACACAGCCAACTGGCTCTTGGAGCGCTATCCAGACGCCTACCTATACGGCGCGCTGGTTCACTCGGCACCCTATCTTCGCGATGATGCACGCATCCAAGTTTTCGCTGCGTTGTATCAGAGCGCCATAGATGCTATAAATGCTGAAAGTGAGCGCAACAAATATGGCGGCTCTGGCCTACGCATGAAAATCAGGAGCCTATCATGAGCTTTTCAAACTCCGCAGAAACGCTGGTTCTCAACTGGATACTTGATCCGCTGAGCAGCCCCACACGGCCCAGCGCAACATATCTCGCGCTCTTCACGAGCAACCCAGACGAAGACGGCAGCGGCACTGAAGTGACCACAGTCGGCACGGCCTACGCCCGCCAGACAGCGGCGTTCACCGTGTCAGGCAACACAGCCTCAAACAGCGCAGCCATCGAATTCCCTACGGCCACAGCGACATACGGCACTGTCAGCCACGTCGGCGTCTACGACGCATCCACTGGCGGCAACCTAATCGCCTACGCCGCACTGACAACAGCCAAGGTTATCGACACGGGCGACGTGCTTCGCGTCCCTGCGGGTGATCTCGACATCACACTGGATTAAGCATGGCCGATACGGTCTACAGAACGGGCTTTGGGACTGGATCATACGGTTCCAGAGCCTTTGGCGTTGACGGGGCCGTAAAGGTCGCTGCCAGCACTGTCGTGACGGCCAGCGCCACTGTAGCCGCCTCAACCCGTGTTCGCCTGTCGGCCTCTATCGTTGTCACTGCCTCAAGCAACACCTCAGACGCCCAGCGCGTGCGTGAGAGTGCCGCGACCGTTACAACATCCGTTACAACATCCGCGTCTGCCGAGAAGATTAACCTTGCGGCGGCTACCAGCAGCCCAGCCGCATCTGCATCGGCCACTGTAGAGCGTGTGAGGCTCTCTGCGGCCTCCTCAGCGCCCTCGGCCAGTGTGACTTCCGCAGCGACTAAGGTGCGCCTCTGTGACGGCTCTGCGGCGGCCTCAGCGTCTACATCGGTGAGCACAGTCTTCCTCTATGTGTTTGACGCCGCCACGGCGTGTAGCTCAACGGTTGACGCTAATATCCTGCGCGTTCGGTTGGGGGCGGGTAGCATTGCGGCCTCTTCGGCGTTTGCGGCGAATGCGATTGAGAAGTGGGAGCCAGAGGCAGGCACGCCAGAGACATGGACGCCAGTTGATCCCGCGACTGAAATATGGCAGGATGTAGCCAACGCGACCGAGGACTGGATTGCGTCTTCCCCCACATCGACGGAATGGAGCGCGGCCTCGGCAAGTGCTGAAACTTGGGCTGACGCCGCATAGGAGAATGACATGGCAGACTCAACGACCACAACATACGGGCTAGTAAAACCAGAAGTAGGCGCATCCGAGGACACTTGGGGCGGCAAGATCAACGACAACCTTGATGACATTGATAACCTGCTTGACGGCACAACGCCTGTCACTGGTATTGATATTAACTCAGGCACAATCGACGGGACTGTGATCGGTGGGACAACTCCTGCTGCTGGTACGTTTACTGCACTCACCAGCACAGGCATCGACGACAACGCTACAAGCACTGCTATGACGCTGGATGGCAGCGGTAATTTGCTGGTGGGAAAAAGTTCAGTCAACTTCGCCACCGCAGGTGTTCAGCTTCAACCTGCAACAGCTTCCTCTTTCACGCAAGATGGTGTGCAGCCGCTGGTTCTTAACCGACTGACCTCGGATGGTGACATTCTCAAGCTGTTCAAAGACGGCACCACTGTGGGTAGTATTGGGGTTGAAGGAGACAATCTAAACATAGATGGCGGTGTGAACAAAGTTGGATTGCAGTTTAGGGGTGCTGAAATACGCCCTAGAGACGATGGCGCCGCTGTTGACGGTACTGTAGATTTAGGGTCGTCCACAAACCGCTTCAAAGACCTCTACCTCTCTGGCGGTGTTTACCTTGGCGGCACTGGTGCGGCGAACAAGCTGGATGACTATGAGCAGGGGACTTTCACAATTACAGCCCAGCCTTCTACAAGCGGTACTATCACAATAACAGGAACCCAAAATATAGGTTCGTATACAAAGATAGGCAGACAGGTCACACTTACATTCAAGACGGAAGTTTCGTCTACGAGTAGTCCCGCAGGTCAATTCCAAATAAACCTGCCATTTACCTCTGCATCGCTATCTGAGCAGGCCGACAACTATCATGGTACAGCCGCCCTCCAGAACGTACCATACACAGGAGATTATGTCGTCGCTTTCATCGGTGGCGGCGGTTCTAGTGTTATGACTTTTCTGAACCCTAGGTCTGGCGGGGAATGGGATGCTATTGGTTCGTCTATAATAGGTTCAGGCGACGATATTCGTGTAACAATTACTTATTTCACCGATTAACCACCCCTGTTGGATTGCAGGGTAGTCAGTCCATTTCGCCATAAAGGAGATAAACGATGGCACTAACAGAACGCACAATTGAAGACAAAATAGAGATTGTTGGTCCGTACAAGCACATCCAAGTACGCACAGCCACAGTCATTGAACGTGACGGTGTAGAGATCAGCCGCAGCTTCTCACGCCATGTCGTTGCACCTGATGCAGACATCACAGGCGAGAGTGCAGAAGTCCAAGCTATCTGTGCCGCAGTTCACACAGACGAGGTTAAGGCTGCTTACGCTGCACATGTAGCTGCACAATCAGAAGGAATGGCCAATGAGTAGCCACTCCTAAAGAACACGCAAAAGCCCTGCCACAGTGCGGGGCTTTTGCATATCTATTGCAATGTGCTATATTGGCCGCAGCGCAGCACCCAAGGGACCAAAATGGCTTTAATTGATCTGAAAATTCCTGCGGGTGTCTATCGCAACGGCACGGACTTGCAGAGCATGGGCCGCTGGCGTGATGCCAGCCTCGTTCGTTGGAATGACGGCGTTATGCGTCCAGTCGGCGGGTGGCGTTTACGCTCCTCAACAGCGGCTAACGCAACTCTGCGCGGCATGCTGACTTGGATCACAAACAGCAATGACCGCTGGATTGCGTCTGGAACGTACAACAAATTGTACGTTTGGGCGTCTACTGGCGCGCAGTATGACATTACTCCCGTTGGTTTGACAGCAGGACGTGAGGACGCAATTTCATTCACAGGTTATGGCGGCGCAGAATATGGCGCTTACGCATACGGCGTCGCGCGGCCTGACACAGTTCGCATCCAGCCAGCGACAAGCTGGGATTTGGAATCGTGGGGTGAATATCTGCTGG